CTTGGACATCACTTGATGTCAGCACATCTCCTGGTGAGAATGTTTTGCGTCCTAAGCCTGCCATAGTGTTCCCATTCTAGGTCAAACCGTAGAGGGTTGAATCCAACGGTGAGGTGTCCAATACGAACGGCAAGATGAGTTGGACTTGCCCCAACCCAACAGTGACGCGATGTGTTGACGGGTTGACTGTGTGCCGTATGGATTCGACGACTACGTTCTGTGTCACCGTTGCTGGTGTGCCAGTCGAGAATGTCTTAGTCACCGACAGGATGTCACCAATCTCTAGCCCTGCCATCTGTGCCTGTTGTGCTGTAGTCAACGCATTCAACAACACATCCATCTCCGAGAAACGAACCACAGGTTCTTGGAACCGTGTCAACAACGACAACGCCAACGCCGACCCAGCAGCATCAGTGGCCAACGGAACCCCAGTCAACGACAACGCCTTGATCCCATACTCAGCCTGCGACGCTGTACCAGAAGCAATCGATGAAGCCGTACCACCGTCAATCTGCACAGCCACCCTGTTGATGACAGTTTCAGCCCCATAGATATTCGACAAAGACTGAATCGGAACAGCCGTACCACCAAACGAAGCCACAGCCGTACCAAACGACACCGCAATCCGAGCATCAAACGACACCATCCCAGAACGATCAACAAATAAACGCCCACCCTCAGCCGTTGCCACATCCTGCAACGCCTGCAACACATTCGTCGCATCCTCATACGCAACCGTTCCACACGTCGCAACCCCAGTCTCAATGTTTCGCAACGCAGTCGAGAACGCAACCTCTGGACGATCCAAGATTGCTGACACACGCGCAGAGGTGAGTTGTGATGATGGGTTGAATGCGGTCAGCACGGTTTGACCAAGTTGACCGAGCGCATCGGTAGCAACGATTGTTGCTGTTGACAGGTTCGGATCGGCATAGTCAATGTTCAAGTCGTACACAAACCCTGAGAACATTGCAGTCGTTCCGGCTGTACCGCCATACACCTCAAACTTGCGACGTGGTGCAATACCCACAGTCCCCCCCGAATACCACTGGGAGTCTGTGTTCAGTGGATCAAAGTATCGTTCAGCTGCACGATCATCAGCAGTGATGGTGCAAGACGATGAAGGAAACGAATCAAGTTGTGTCGCACGGCCACGATTGATATTGATGTTGGTTACATACTCAGTGATGTCCACAAAGTCTGTTGAACCATCCAACACATCAGTACCATCCAACAGGCTTGAATCCAACGTGAACGCATCAGCCAAGAAGCCGACATCCAACAACACCTTGTATGTTGAACCCCACTTCGCAGCCTTAGCCACTAGCGCACTCCAACAAACCCAGCGAACTGATTACCATTCCTCCGAGCAAACTCTGTGAACATATCGTTCAGATCGGAGACAAGTGTTGCTTCATCACTAATCATTCCAGCGTTCACATTGACAACAATCGAAGAACCATCAGGGTTGAACCCAGTCGAGTTACCAGTAACCGTATCTGCAATGGTGTTGGCAAACCCAGCCATCGGATTCGCAGCCGTCACCTTTGGATACAAAATCTGAGTCTCACCAACCTTCCTGATCGCTTCTGCATAACGCTCCAAAGCTTCAGTCTCATTGTCAATCGCGTCAGCCACAGCTTCAGTTGCATCAGCCTGAGCCTTCTTAGCATCAGTCAACGCATCCGACAACTCCTTGAATATCTCCGAACCCTCCGAAGCACCAAACACGGCCTCATTCAACAAACCAGTCGCAGTAGTCAAACTATTAGTAGCCTCAGTCTGCTGATCAATAGCATCAGCACTCGACAACTTCGCCTCAGCCAACGCAATCTCAGCCTCACGAATCGCCTGGGGTGTTGATTCTTTATCTTCACGAACTTTCTTCAACGCCTCCTCAGCATCCTTGATCGCAAACAACGAACCCTCCACGTTGTACCCAGCACGTTCCAACCCACGCTGAGCCTGCGACAACTCAAACGCAGCCTTCTTAGCCTGTGGTGAATCAGCACCGAACCCAGCCACAGCCTGATCTAACGCAGCCTGCGCATCAGTGACACCCTGGTTCGCAGCCGTCAACGACTGACCAGCCTTCACCGAAGCCTTCTGCGAATTGATAAACGACTTCTGTGCAGAGTTACTTGACTTCAACGCATCCGTATAAATCTTCAACTTCTCCGTAGCGGTCTTCACAGCCTTGGCCACACCACCACTTCCAGTGCCACTACCTAGTTGAGCAGCCAACAAAGCAGCAGCCTTCTCAGCATCAGTCATCGCTGGAACAACAACCTTCAAAACTTTGTTTCCAACCTTGTCAAATGAATCGACTACAGGGTTGATGTTCTTGAATGCGTTCAATGCCAAAGCAGCATTACCCACTTTGACGCGGAACTTATCAAACATTGCACCAGCACCTTCAATCGCTTCCTCCGCATTTTTTTGGATGTTTGAAGCAGCGATGGCTGCTGCAAGGGCTTGAGCAGCAAGCAGTGGGTTTCTAGCAGCTACCGCACCAAGGGCAATACCATCTGCAAGAATACGAACGGTTTTACCAACACCAGCAGTGAAGCTCAGCAAACCGACATACATGTTTTCTAAAGTGTTGATTGCACCAATACCGAAGTCGCCCATTGCAGCAGCGGCAACTGCCAATGCAGATACAAGTCCTTCTTTACCAATCGTCTTGGCAAACAGCAACACACCAGGAATGATGTTTTGATTCACATAGATGATGAACTGTTTGAAGTATGGCAACAAGATTGTGCCAAGTTCGGTTGCAGCATCACTCAATGAAGCCTTCAAGATTCGCATCTGGTTGGCAAACCCATCAGAGGTTCGAGCAAAGTCTCCTTGCGCCAAACTTGTGTCCTTGAGGATCAGTGCGTAGGCGGCTTGAGTTTTCGCATTGATGTCCAACGCGCCTTTGCCGTCATACAAACCCAGAGTCACTGCTTCTTGTTTCAATCGAACATCGTTGATCGCAACACCGAATCGTTTCAACGGTTCAGTCTCACCAGACAAACCTGATCGCAACGCTTGGATTGCGTCCTCAATGCCGGTGTTGTTGAATGATGCTAAGTCAGCAGCCAACCCGATCAACGTGGTTGACATCTCGGCTGCTTGACCTTTGCCAGTACCGAACGCCTGCAACAAGTTTCCGAATGTTCCTGTGGCTTCTAACGCAGCTTGCTTCGTGATACCAAATGCTTGTGCTGATGTTGCAGCAAACTCATTGACCACACTGGCTGAATCACCAAAGACGACATTGACTTTAGATTGTGATTCTTCCAAACTGGATGCCATAGTGACTAACTTCAACGACGAAGCAGCAACGGCACCAAAGGCTGCTGTGCCTGCAATCGCCATTGTTTTGAACGACGGCAGAACAGAAGCGATTCTGCTTCCCATTCCACCTACATCATCGCCAACCCTCTTGATGCCTCTGAGCGCACCAGCCACATCGGAGATGAACTTGACAACAAAGGTACGTTCGCCAGCCATGCGGCAATTCTAGATGACATCCTGACTGACCAAGCGCACGGCTTCTCGGTACTCGGCAACCATCACACGGAAATCATCAGCCATTGTCTTCCACAATGCATGACCTTCAAGATGTGAATACTGTGTCATCGGTTTCGCAGCATCCCACCAAGCGTCATCCATCTCAACACCAACAGTGCGTTTGCGTCGAGGTTGAGCAGACTGACGTGGTGACGCTGGTGTTGGGTTCCGTGCAGGTTCGTATTGGAAGTCGGTGTCAATGAACTTGCCTGATTGTTCGTGGAACTCAAATGGTTGATCTGGTGCATGTTGCGGAAGGTAGAAGATACGCGCAGCATCTTTCGTTGCAGGGTCACCTTGCAAGTTGATTCGTTCATGCAACTCAGCCCACACTGCTCGCCACAGTCCTGCCGGTACACGCTCAGCCAACGGCAAAACTAAGTGGTAGTGAGGATCATCTAGTCGATGCGAGTACGTGGAGTAGGCAAGATACTCAAACCCGTCAAGGTTGGCATTGGCAAACGATTCACCGTCCATGTCAACGACCAACGCTTCAATGAATCTGATCGCAGTGTTACCGCGAGTCCTACCTTGGTAGTACTCGACAGGTGACCACAACGCACCATCAGACTTGTTGGCATTCTCCTCATGGTGCATCAAGCGTTCCTTGAGGTCAACCCAATTCGAGGCGAACGGCTTCGGCTGAACAGACTTGACCGAATCAAAATAGACAACCATGAACGCCTCCCTAACTACAGGGTAGCGAAACCACAGCCAAAGTCAACGATCTTTCAGTTTCTCCAAAACCTTGTCAATCGCATTCAAATACTCCTTGGCAATGTTGTCCTTGTTCTTACGCACAGTAGGCCAGAAGAAGTACCCAGACTTCCCACGATGCCGAAGGAACTGCGTCGTCCTACCCCCACCCTTACGAGGCATCTCAGTACCAGCCCGAGACTTAGCCCCAGCCACAGTCCTATTGGATGATCCAAACTTGCCACCACCAAACTCTGCGCCAAAGAACACGTCGCCCCTGGTCACCTTGGTCTTGCGACTTCGGTTCGGCTTTGACTTGGATACAAACCCAGACTTCTCCTGCAACTTGATTGTCGGGATGCGGTCACGTTGCGCCCTCATCCCCTTCATCACTTCCAACGCCTGACGATTACGGGTCACCGATGCAGCCTCGAAGGTTGCTGGTACAACAAGCAGCTCTGCAACACCTTGACTTGCGATGCGTGCTTCTTTGTTGAAGTCAGGGTATGTCTTAGATAGATCACGAAGGAAGTCTGCAAGACCGTCAATCAGTACCGGCTCATCGATTGAGATAAATGTTCCTGCACGACTTGCCATACACGAATACTACTTGCCTAGGTGAATGGCTCTCCATCGAAGGTACGCCAACATTGTGAACAACATTCGTGGTTCTTCTGCCAACAACACTGATGGTGCAATCCCTGTCTCAACGGACAGGTATGCGATTACCCAGTGGGCTGACTTATCTCCAAAGGGACAATCACTGCGTCTGCGCTGTCTCCCACTTCGAGTGCTTCAATCTCCTCGCACCATGATTCAAAGTCCAACCCAGTCTTCTTCAACCGTTTCTCTGCATGCCATCCAAGGTATGCAAGATCAGTCAAGGTGAGTTCGTCTTCAAACTTGGCAACACTTCGATTGTATTTATTTTCAAACGCAATGAAGTCAGGAAACGCAGCCATGATTGTGCGTTGCTTGCCATCTAATGCACTAGTCAAACTGAGTGCGATTTTCATTCTTTACCTCCGCAGGTAAGGGTTGGAATTATTGGAACTACGCGCCAGTACCAGTCTTGGTGATTGCACCAGAGATTGGGAAACTGATTGACATTGTGGCCAAGTCACCGATAGCACCGTTGACTGGTGTGTGAGCGGTTGGAAGAACCGAGAACGCATACTGAGGATTCGTGGACGAAGCAGCAGCAGTTCCGTTCGGCTTCACTGTCATCGGTACAGCAGTACCGGCAGTGAACGCATCGAAGAACAACTTCTCAATCGTTGGGTAGTCCTGTTGCAGCTCCATTGTGATTGAGTTATCAATCAATCCTTGGATTCGCGTCACAGCTGAAGAACCCATCGATGTCGTGGCAACCTCTGCCGCACTGGACGACAAAGTGATTGACGTGACAAACGAACTGATGTCGGTGTTTGCAGTGCCGTAGGTGACTGCCACGTTTGTGAGTATTTGCTTAGCCATGATGTCTGCTCCTGCCTATCGGCGTTCGAGTTGATGTCTGCTCGGCAGAGCCGATGCGATAACACTACACGCCACAAGCAACACTCGGCAAGGGGTCAGGCGTACACCGTGACCGTGAAGTCAATCGCCAGATAGATTGCGTCGTTCGCTTCAAGGGTAGAGATGTTGCTTGCAGACTCGACAATCAAATCCTGCACAACCCCACCCAAAGTACGATCCGACTCGATAGCAGCCCTGATCGAAATAGAACCGGCATAAGACAGATAGCCATCCAACAAAGTTTGTGCAGTTCGCTCAGCCGAACGACCCACCACAACACTGATCGTGAACTTGTGGGTAATCAAACCCCCACCCATAGCCCCGTTGTATTGGATTGAATCCAGCAACGGCCAAGCGAACGGGGTGTTCACATTGTCAGGCTGGTAAGCGTAAGCGCGAAGACCTGACACTGTTGCCAGGTTCGCAGCCAAACCAGTTTTGATCTGGGAGACGGTAGTGGTTGAACTCATGCGAATAGACGCATGCGTCGGTACGGCTCGACGAGCTGTGCCACGTCAGGGTCAAGCGCACG